TATTTAATACATCATCTTTAAGTTCACGAGGTCTGCTTAAATGAACAGCTACCTTATCTTGTAAATCTTTATCTACGAGGTCAACAAAACGTTGCCTCATCATTTCAGTTCCGCCTTTTGCATTGGCAGATTGTTCGGAGTTAATTACTTCTCCTTTATACACGCAACTCATTTGTACTCTCCAGTTTAGCATTCACTGATTCTTTTAAAGAACCTGCATAATCTCTTAATGTGTTAATTGTAGTGTGAATGTGACCAGTTGCTGTTGGTCTTAATTGCTTTTCTAAATCGCTAATCACAATTTGTACTGCACACAGTTTTTCTAAATCATTCATATTTCGCTTCCTCATAAATGTTGTCTAATGATTTTTGTGACCCTTTCTTTTCCCACCAATCTGTTAAAAATTCGTATGAGTAAATTGCAGAGTCTGCTTGTTTGTTATAATAATATATATTCTTTGAACGGAAGTCGATTACATTCTGGTTAAACAATGGGAATGTATACACTGGTCCAAATCCATGCATCACATTGTTTTCAAATGATGGTGCAGCACCTAGTGGCATTTTATAATGTATTGCAATTGCACTATTGTTTTCCGTTTCAATAAAATAATAATCAATAATCTTTTTTGCATATTCACGCTTTAACGCATATGCTTGTAAGCCATGGTCCCATAAATTACGACGACGAAGCATCATTGGTGGATATTCTGTATCTTTATCATAAGGATACTCAAATACATTACACAGATGTAATGCTCCCCACTCTGCTTTGATTCCTTCAATGAATTCCATTAAAGTAAAGTTCCAATGCTTTACAGGTTCAAAGTCTACATCATCTTCAAAAAATAAACCAATTTCTTCGTCGGTGTTTTCGTACCACCATTTAATAGTTAGCAAGTGAGAAGATGTAACACCTTTAGTCATTATTTCTAATAACTTAGGGTCTCCTATAAACTTAATAGAATCTTTATTGTATCTTTCGTAAACATGCACATGGATATCAGAACAACCAAGTTTACTAAACTCAGATTCTGTATATGCTTTACGATCGGGACAATCAATCAGATTGATTATGTTCGGCTTCGGTATCTGTTGTAATTTGTTCAAAGTTATAACTTTCTTTCAATTCATTGTAAATGTCAGTTAGAATACTATGAAAGTTTCTGACTGAACCATTGTTGTGCACACGATATGTGTCAATATTCATTTCTTCTTTAAGAACATAAGCACTATCTATTTCTGTTGGATAATTGATAGTATATTCTTTAACAAGATTACCGTTAAAGTATCTGCGACTATCTGAAGAATAGTCATGGCCATCACGTGTAATTTGAACAATGACAATATTTTCTCTACCGACTCTTTCGATGAGTGGTTCAAGTTCTTCTACAAATCCGCCATCTGCTACAGCGTAATGTATTCCATCTTCAATTTCTTCTGCAACCAATTTACCAAAGTAATCTAAACCTTTTTTTGGTTTCATAACATTTTCAGAAACGTGTATCATTGCTTCTCTACGAGAGTGATCGCCAAGAGCATGTTCTACCACTTCTTTTTGTTCACGGTCATTATAACCTTGCATAAACCATTTCTTATCAACTCCAAAGAACTCTATTGTTTCTTTGAACAATTGATGTTTAAAACTTAATGCTTCAAAGCCAAACATCTCTTTATATAAAGATGCAGCTTCGTCTTTGCCACTAGCTGGTGGTCCGTTAAATATTACTATCATTATTGCTTCCGTTAAAATGTTCAAATTTTGCGATGAAGTAAGCATCAACAATATCTGAAATTGGATTATATCCCTTTATTATATCAAGTTTGACACGAATGTCAACCCCTGTTTCTTCTTTAAAAGAATCCAACATCATGTCTTTGTTTGCATTACCTTTACCTGTTGCAAACTTTTTAATTTCTGTAGGAGCAGGAACGCTATAAGGTATTCCTTGCTTCCATAATTTGTATTTTAAGAGTCCACAGTTTTCTGCGATTTGGAAGACTCTTCCGACTGCCCCAAAGGCATATCCTTCAATAGCAACTCTACTACATCCGGCGGCAGATATCCACTGTAAACTCCACTCGGCCAAATTGTTGAAGCGCTCACAGTCTTCGCTCCACTCAGGATATACTGAACAATTATAGTTTTCAGCTTCTCTAATTTTTTTCTCATTTGGTACCATATAATAAAATTTGCAATTCTCGTATTTCCATTCTTCACCTGAATGCACACAAACTGCTGGACTTGTTAAACTGTAATCTACTCCCGCAACGACCATAATATACTCCTCATTAAAGGATTATTTATATTAGTCGGCACGATAAAATATGTGAGAACCTATAGTTCCTACTTGTTGTAATGTTGGGGCCCAATAAGGTTCTATCCAATCTGCATGATAATGAGTAGCACTTTCTGTTAACCCTCGATGTTTACCATTCTTAATTATCTGTGAAGAAATTAAAACAGCTTCATTCCAAGAGTCAGCATCTAAAGGTGTGTCATTTTTACCATCGCAATACCAACTGAACTGACAACGATTACGCACAGGTACGAGTTGACTAGAGTCTTTCCAAGAGGGTTTATGGTCTCCCTGGTATATTACACCACATATTGTTTTAGGGTATCTATCGTCTCGTACTCTATTTAGAACGACATCAGCTACTGCAAATTTACCTGCTAAACTATCTGAACGAGCTTCGTGGTAAATGTTTAGAGCCATACAATGTTCATCTTGAGATATGACATAATCATAATCAATACCTGGTTGTGCTTTTAAATCATAAGCAAAACCCATTACGAGCATTAGAAAAACTGTTATCCATAAAGGCATAAAGTTCTTATCAAAATTACTTAGTTTCATACTTTGTTAAGATAAGCAGAGAGTAGCTCATCGCCTGAAAGTTTGTTACCAAAAATGTGAATCAGTTTACCGTTTTGAAATCTTTCAATACGGCCATCTGGATAAGAGATATCTTGTACCATTCCATTATCGAAATGAATACGAGTCTCGTCAGTTTCATACCACATACTTTTTAAACTATGCATATGCAATCCTGTGGATTTTTGGTTCCATTCTTCTGCTTCAATTGCTTTAGCAAATTTGTCTACCATTTCGGTGTATTCAGTCATCATCATTCTCTCCATGTATTTCTTTATTTAAATCTTCAAGTGCTTTTTCAAGGTCTTTTAAGTGAGGATATCTTGTATATGCAGGATGTGCATACTTTCCAATATCTTCTTTAGTAATTGGTTCAACTTTTTTCTTAAAGATTCTATCCCAATTATCATCAATCTTTTTCTTATCTTCTTTTCTTCTGCTTGAGCCTTTGCCACCATGCCACTTACTCATAACGTTCCCAACTGACTCATTGCTTTATGTATTCTATCTAACTCTGGGTCATTTAAATGCCCATAGATTCCAACATCTCCTGAGAAAGAATATTCACTCATAAAATCAAGTGGTGGTTCCACAAAATCTTGAGTATCTCTATCCATAAAAGCAACTTCCCATAAGTTTGCTTTCCACCCATAAGAACCTGTAAATCTTACAGCTGATACTATGTAATCATCATAGTCAAATTGTATACGTTCACCGTCGTGCCACGGCTTTCTTTCTGGCCATTTACTCATTAGTCTTCCCTCTGGCCAAAGCCATAATCAATTACAACTGGGAATCTTGGGATTCCATCAGGCGTCTCGTTAAAATATCTTAATGTAGCCCAATCTGGAGTGTTACCATCGTTCCACAATTTTTCTAGTACTTTTTGTGTACCTCTTACTCCTGCTCCAAAGTTTGTTCCATCGGGTTTACGTAATACAAAATGTTTTACATAACCAGCCCAGTTACCTTTACCTTCTAACATTGACACAACTTGAAATTCATCAGTAATAAACTCTTTACGTTTGAGTAAGAATTTACTTCTTTTGTTTTCGTAAGCTTCATCAATTCGTACCATTTGGCCTTCATAGCCATCTTCCATCCACGTTGAGTATAATTCATCAAGGCCATCTTGAGTTTGAGTTAAGATAGTTTCAACAACTTTAATTGAATCCATATCAGAAAGTGTCATACCCATCTTAAAAAATCTGCCTGAGAAGATTAAATCCTTGTGAGAAGTGTCATACATGTCATAAACATGGTATTGTACAAGCTTTTTAGCTTCTAAAGTGTCATACTCTGTAGTTTTTTGTTTACGAACAAGAGATGTAATCTTATTAAAATCATCTTTAAGCTCGTGATTATATAGTTCACCATCAAATGTAAACTCTGGATGTTTATCAAAAATTGGTTTAATCTCTTCCCATATATGTGGGCAACTTGTGATTGGTTTATTTGCTCTTGTCCAAAGTCCACTCTTATTCGCAATACATCGTATACCATCAAGCTTTGGTTGAGCAATAACAGGAAAGATATCATCATTCTTTTTGTAACCACCAGCTAGCATTGGTTTAAATGCTGTATAAGAGTCAATGTCTTTGATATCTTTAAAATACTCTTTTTCAAGTTTGCGATCGTAAATACTCATTGCTTCAGATATTGCTTGAGTATAAGCTGTAGTAGAATTTGCACGACCAACGTTTTTTGCAACTGTCTTTTTCCAACCAGAAGTTACAAGCTTTCCATCTTGTATTCCTGCTGTACTTCTTGTTGCAGCATCGTCATCAGAGTTCCAACCATAGTCAATAGTCAATTCACGAACTTTACCTTTCGTATCTCTCTTGTATAATGTTGGTAATGAAGATATATTTTGCATGTTACTTTCCTATATGTTTTACGTCTGAGCGTGGTATTACTTGATATGCTCCTTTGTTATATGCAGGAGCTACTGTGAAGTTTTTACTTTGTTCTGCTTTCCAAGAGTGGTCAACAGATTTAACTGGTTTAGTTAATGGTGCTGATGGATAACGCTCACGATGATTTTCTAAAGTCTGTCTCCAGTCATTAGTTAATTCGAGTGGTTTGAAAGAAGATTGGATTTTAGTACGACCATAAGCATAGTCAATATACTGTTGTAATGTGTCGTATCGTAAGTCATGCATACCTTTACGTTTCATGTCACGATTGTGCTGTCGCCATTGCAGTTCCAGCTCTTGCATCTTTGCTTTTGTGATTTTGACTTTACGCTTCTTAGAGCTTATTGTCGATAATCCTCTAGCTAATCCCATAAAATAAACCTCATAATATAAAGAACTATTATAACACGTTCTGTGGCATTTGTCAACCCCTAAGGGAAAATTGGTGGTCGATTATTTGGCGTTCCTTTCCTGTTCAGTATGTCGACAGTTCGGGTGTTGCTCCCTAATTCAGTGGCCGTCGTGGGTCCTAAATGGTAGAGCTATTAACTCCGTGATTCCATCTCGCCGTCGTGGTTTATCCCACCAATTTTTTTAACTTTTACCTTCTACCTTTGTAGCTATATGTTAATCTTTCTTGTGCTGCCTTTTTGAGCCATCTCTTTCTGCCTTCTGCAGCTTTACGCTTTCTTTTTGCAGTTGGTTTCTCGTAGAATTCTCTTTCTCTTACTTCCTTTATAATTCCAGCTTTTTCAATCTGTTTTCTAAATTTTCTAAGAGCTATATCAAATGGCATATCAGTTGGAGGCCTTCTATCTTTTGGATGTCTTGGCCCCGGTCTCAAATCAACGGTACGACCGCTGAAAGATTTATTTTTATTATTGTATCTCATAGGTATTATTATAACATAACAAAAACGATTTGTCAACATGTTTTTGCAATTAATTTAAAATGTTTCTTATAATATATTTTGTATACTATAAGAAACAAAAAAGAGGGCCCTTGTGAGGCCCTCTTCGTGAAACAATTTGGGGCGGTGAACCTTTATTAACGAAATTCATTAAGTAGTGTAGAATTGTCAATTGTCGTTCTGCCGCTACCCCGAGCTAAAAGCCTCTATTATTAAAACTTAAAGTCGACTGACTGGCCTAGGACTTACGTCTTACTTTGTTAATATCAGTAGTCCAGGTAGGGTTAGCCGAAGCTTCCTACTATCTCTTCTAAAGATAAAGACCCTTGACCGCTAAGTCATTGTGTCGTTATAAATCGCAAAATCTATAACCTGTCTCGTTTCAGCACTGCGGGGTTTTCCTCCCACTTTGGTATCAAGCGTTTCCTCATACCCTGGCTCGTCTCAGTCTCTATTGATTTGTTCTATCCCACCATATTATCACTTTCCAGCGCGGTCTTCCTCAAGCTACCGTGTGGGTTGTCCACCTTTAATCTTGCCTCTGAACGATCGATAAAGTCGTCATCTCGTGCAAACTGTCTCCTCGGTGTGTAGAACCGCGAGTTCTACTTCCTCTTACCGACGGGGGTGTTTCCCTCAATATAAGATAATTATATCAAGTTGTTTCGTCTTTGTCAACCCTTTTTTGAAAATAATTTAAAAAAGTTTTGATTAGAATGTCCAATCATTGATGATTAATTATAAGTGTTATTGTAACACGTTATTTTGTATTTGTCAACCCTTTTTGAAAAATATTTTACTTTTTTCGCTTTTCCATATAAGCTGACCATTTGTCATATTGCTTTTGGTCAACAACACCTTCTGATAATAGCTTCTGTCTATTCTTTAAATGTGCTGATTGTGTATCTTCTTTGCTTCCACCAGTATATGGAACACAATGGCCTTCTTTTGCCATAATTTCTGTAGCCATACACCATCTATCTTCTTTGCTGTAATAAACACTAAAGTCACCAAGGATTCTACCAAACTTCCCTTTGGCGTCTTCTCCACCACGACCTTTAAATGTCTTTAATACAACATCTTTCTTTAATAATTCTTTTAACGCTTTTTTCGCTGCAAGTCCAAATAGTTTTTCAACCTTGTCACGCGTACGAGACTCTGGTGTATCAATGCCCATAATACGAACACGCTCGTTGCGAAGCCAAACACCAAAACCCAAGTCAATGTCGACATCAACTGTATCTCCATCTACAACTTTAATTAATTTTGCTTTATACTCATACATTATATGATTCTCCTGTTAGTTGAAGCTATTTATCTTCTTTTACACCAAACATGAATCCACCATTTAAAGTACTTTCGTCCTTCACCATAAGCTGCCGACTCTAATCTATTATATAACAAATTCAATAAAAGCTACTATTGAAATAGCTAACCACATTGCTAATCCGATAACGATAATTAACAAAATAGAAGCTTGTCCTATTCTGTCAAGAAAGTTCTGCAACCAATCCCACATATTATTTACCTTGTCCGCGATACTTTTTAAATCCACGCTTTTTGGATTTATTCATCGTTGACATACTTTTTGGTCTTTTACCAATGCTCGTACCTTTTTTCACCCCGTCGTGAGATGTAGAGTATGCGCTATTCTTTACTGCCATATCTTTTTTCCTTTAAATAAGTTAATAGAGATGTATAATCTCCAATGTATTTTTCATTAACAAACACGTTTGGAATTACATCCATATTTGCTTTACCTTCAACACACTCTAAATAAAATTTACGAATAGAGCGATCAAAGTATTCAAAGTCCTCACTATAATCTCGACACAATTTTCTTGCTTTATCACATACGCCACAATCTCTTTGGCCGTATATTTTAATCATTGTAATTAATAGATGATGTTACTTTTTGTTTTTTAAACTCTTCGTTTTCGTATAACTGTTGCCAAACTTGCTTTGTAACTTTTTCTGTATGTAAATAAGAATAGTAAGCTGTAATCATACCAAATACCATTGGTGTTAGAAAAATAACTAATAGCATTAAACTAAACGGACTTAGAAACTGATTCATAGCAATGTCTATGGTGTCAGGATTCATTTTTTGCTCCTGGCTTCTCAGTTTTTGCATTCCACTTAGATACGTATTGTAGTTTCTTTTCTCTATCCCAATCTTGTGCAAGCTCAGGATTTTCTTTATCAAACCATCTAATCATGTGGTCTTCGTCGATAATATCAACTGATGAAATTGTTTCACCTAACCATCTTTGACTGAATTCGTTTGCCTCTTCACAAGTAATAATATCACTGGCCCACTGTTCTGCGAGCTTATCAGTTAGTTTTACATCAGGATTGGTTTCTTGCAAACCATCCATCGGAATCATATATGTTTGTCTAAAGCTAGACACACATTCCACTTTTACATATTTTTTCATAATATACCTCAATTAATTATATAATAAACAACATACCCATTAAAAATCCAATATTAAACCCAATAGAACATACCAACATCATATCTTTAGTAAAACTCTTTTGTTCATATTCGTAAATTTTAATCTTGTTCCATGCTCCAAGTCTTGCTGACTTTACGTGCTCTTTCCATCTCGGTATTACCCTCGATGCCCTTGCCATTTGTATTTGGCTTTTTAATTTCTACTCTAGAAGAATGTGGAGCTCCAAATTCTCTTTCGTAAACTGTCTGTCCCTTATCTGGGCTCTCATAAATTTTTGTCATTGCCATAACTCCAATCCAAAAAGTTTGTTCTGTAAAGGTTTATCAAAAACTGTCATGTCTTTATAAGCCTCGTTTTCTACTTGCTTTTCGTAAAAAGCTCTTAGTTCTTTGTATGCACCTCGTACCTGCACTGGCATTACACCACCTTGCAAAATACAGCATTCAAGTTCATTAGCAAGTTTTCTTGCCAATCTAATTTCTTCTGCGGTTCCACGATCGTGGGTTTCAAAATCATTATTCATTATATATTCCTCAAAATAATACTAGTTAAATATAACAGTAATAATACTGTTCCTAAAAAGCTTCCAATCAACATAAGTCCAAATAACAATACACTACCTAGAGTTGGCTCGAAAGGTTTGTCTGGTAATTTGCCTACACCGATTAGGGCTTTAAATACTTCTTTAATCATTAAAATATAATATCATTGAATGCAAATACAGCCAACATCATACCAAATACAGTGATTTGTATAATAGCTGGAATAACAACGAACATGACCATAGGGTCAAAGTCCATTCGCATCCAATAATCGTCTTTGTGCCAATCTTCTACTTGCTTTGGCGTAGCTTCTTTATAATTTAATTTTTCCATAGTCCATCTAATATTTCTTCGACTTCTGGGTAGGAATCCATCTCGTCGACTATCATATCAATTTCATCTAAGCGATCGAGTTCTTCAGCTAACCGATATGCATAATGTTGTCTATGCAATTCTTGTAGAAACATATTAACTCTTAACCAACGTTCACGGTTAAAGTCTGCGTTATCTTCGTTACCTGAATATTTACTCATTACTTAAATAATCCTATCTTCTCTCCGGCTTTAATTCTACGGTCATATTCCTCAGGTGAGTCTGGATATCTCCACCCCCATGCTGCTCCTAGTGCCATAAAGGTACCAGAATAAGCTACTGCTTTCCAGTTTCCTGTGAATACAATCATACACAATAAAGCAAATGCCATAAATCCTAACATCATGTACTTTGCTTTTCTTGGGAATACTTTCTTTGTTTCCCAGTTTGTTAAGAATGGTCCAAATAATTTGTGGTTATATAACCAATTGTGCATTTTATCTGAACTCTTTGCAAAACAATATGCTGCAAATACTGCTGGAATACTAAATGGTATCCCTGGTAGAATCACTCCTACGTAAGCAACTCCTAAACTTAAAAATCCTAATCCACCCCATGCTAACTTTTTCATGTTCATGTTAATATCGCCTTAATGTGTTCTGCAGCTACTATAACTGCATCTTGTCCACCTATACGCACTGGCATAGCTTTATCCCAAGATAGATATACTGTATCACCTTTGTTTAAGTGTGCTGCACCTGTGGCAGGACCTACTGCAATTACAATACCAGGTTCTGATGCTGTTGCTTTAACTTCAGATGATAATATAATACCACCTTCTGTTTTTGTTTCTTTTGGAGCAGCTGCTACTAACACTTGCTCACCTATCATTTGAATACTCAAATTGGTCTCCTAGTTACCGCAGATTTAAGTCCACTACTTTTTTCACTACGTTGTTCTTCTATTTCCATATTCATAATCTGTTTTTCGTCAATCAAAGGTTTAGCAGGAGCCTCACGTTCACGTTTAAATGCAGCTGTTGATACAATCAATAGCATTATTGCAAGTGGGTCAAATACAAATATAATTGTTAAAATAATCCAACGAACAGCATTATCGTAATATGATTCGGCGTCTTCACCGTATATCATATCAGCTATATATTTTACTGGTCCCAATTCTGCTTCTTGGTCCAATTGCTGTCTTAGTATTGGCATCTTTTGTTCGTTAAGAGCAACTATCTCATCTACTAAAATATCAATATTAGCATTGATTTCGTTACGCTCTGGTGTTTGTACTTTATTGACATAGTTTCTATCTTTTGGTTGACTTGTCTGAAGTACATAATCTAAACTCTCTAACCTACCAGTGAGATTGTTTAGTTGTAATTGTTTACCATCTAATCTTTTATCTACAATACTTGCTTCAAGGCTATAACTATCACCAGTTATAGATGCATCGATATGTGCTTTTGAAAGATATCCAAAGATACCCATGCTTGTTATAAGCATTAATACGACAACTGCTGTGGTAAAATAGGCTCGAACAAGATTATTAATTCTATCCCATTCGTAATGTAACCATGCAGCTGATACTATTTTTCCAAACTCTAATACAGTTGCCATAAAAGCAATTGCAATTGCAGCACCACTGAAGATTGTCATTAGACCGACAATACTAAAATAGGCAGCAGTCGTTGCGAGAGTTAAAGATGTAAATAAGGTTAACCATTTCATAATATTATTTATTTCTACAGAGAATATTTCCAATTGACGCTTGCATGTTTTGCTTCATCTTCACGCACACGTACAATCATATCCCTTAAAGTTGCTCCTTTATCCATTTTATAATATTGAATTGCTAAATCTGGAGCAGGTACATTTTGTATTGTACCTTCATCAATTAATTCTAAATAATTTGTATAACTACGAACAGCTTCTTCTTCAAAGTAATGTACCATGCGGTGTGCTGTCTTTGGAAAAAATACATACATGATAAAATAAAAATTCCAAAATATTCCTTGAGCTATTAATATTAACCATCTTTCAAATACATTTGGTTGTGCTATTTCAATAAAGAACATGAGATGCATTCTTTCATTTTCAGCTTCTTCAAGCAATTCACGAATCATTGGACCATATCCTGTTTCCATTCTTCGTAAACTTTTTAAATGAATCCACATACCTGCAACCATACCTGGTACTCCAGCTATAGTTTCAAGCACTACTGCACGATGTCCATATCTTTTAGCAAAGAACGTATCTGCAAAGAATCTAAAAAACTTTGTCATTGAACTTGCTACTAAATCTTTCATACTTGTTGGAATGTATCCTCTAATGCTTCAACTAATTCGTACATCATAGTTGTTGTGTGAATCGGAGTTGGAGTAATCCTTAGTCGTTCTGTTCCTACATCGACTGTTGGACTATTAATTGGTTGAATATAAATTCCATGTTTGTTTAAAAGATAATCCGACATTTCTTTACATCGTTTTGCTTCTCCAACCATTATTGGAATAATATGAGTACATGCTTCAGGATGTACTTCTAAACCAGCTTCAATTACCATATCTTTAATAATTTTACTATTACGCTGATGTGTTTCTCTTACTTCATTATGTTCCATTAAAAATCTTATTGATGCAATACTACCTGCGCACATTACTGGACTTAAACTCGTTGTGAATATAAACCCAGAAGCTACAGACCTGATAGCATCAAGAATGATGTCATCACCAGCAATATAACCACCGTGACCACCAAACGCTTTTCCAAGTGTTCCATTTATAATATCTACCCTATTTGATAATCCTAATTTTTCACAATAACCTGCACCAGTATCACCATATAATCCAACGGCATGAACTTCGTCAATATAAGTTATTGCATTGTACTTATCTGCTAAATCACAGATGTCTTTTATTGGTGCAACATCACCGTCCATACTGTAAACACTTTCAAATACTATACATGGAGTTAGGAAATTCTCTTGGCATGTTTTCAATGCTGCTTCCAATTCTTCCATGTTATTATGTTCCCAGATAATTTTATTAGCACGACTATGTTTAATTCCCATAATCAATGATGCATGATTTTTATTATCTGAAACAAAACAAATATCTGGAATAATACGGCTAAGAGCGATCATGCTCCATTCGTTGGCTACATATGCAGAAGTGAATAATAAACCACGTTCTTTTTTATGTAATTGTGACAATACATTTTCCAGTGTTACATGGTAATGGGAGGTACCCCCAATATTACGAGTACCTCCACTACCTGAACCTGTTTTATCCAACGCAGTTTGCATAGCGTCAATAACATACTGATTTTGACCCATACCCAAATAGTCATTACTACACCAATTAATAATATTCTTCGGTGAGTATTTACTATACCATGTTGCTCTTGGAAATTCTCCTCGAGTTCTTACAATATCATTAAAAACTCTATAATTTCCGTCTGCTTTAAGTTTTTCAATTACATCTATAAAAGGTTTTTCGTCAATCATGTTCTATCTCTAAGCTGCGTAAGCGTCGTCCCAATCTCCTTTCAAACCAGCAACTTCATATTCAGTCACTCTGTTTTCAAAGAAATTAGTATGGTCTGCACCGTTTAATACCCATTCCAACCAAGGAAGTGGATTGTCTTTTACTTTGAAGTTTGGCTTCATACCAAGTTGTAATAAGCGTCTGTCTGTAATATAACGAATATACTCTTTAACTTCTGCTGTATCCAATCCTTCAATGTTACCCATTTCATAAGCAAGGTCGATGAATTTATCTTCAAGGTCTACAATGTCTTTTGACATCTCATAGATTTCTTTCTTAAACTCATTATCGACAACACGACTATGTTCTTTAACAAATGCTTTAAAGAGTTTTGAGTTACCTTCAACGTGAATACTTTCATCACGAATACTCCACTCTACAACTTTACCCATACCTTTCATCTTACCGAAACGTTGGAAGTTTAATAGCATTACGAAAGAAGCAAAGAGTGCAACACCTTCGTTAAATACTGATTTGGCTAATGATAAACCAAGACCACGTAATGTTGCTGTATCAGCTTTTCTCATATAGTCAATCTTATCGGCCATTTCTGAATATTCTAAGAACGCGTGGTACTCACTATCAGGTAGACCAAGGGTTTCATTTAATAGAGCATAAGCTCTTTGGTGAATACCTTCTCTTGCTGCAAATGACCCAAGCATATTACGAATTTCATTATTCTTAAACTTAGGAATAAATTGGTCGTAATAGTTTTGACCGACTGCAACATCGCTTTGAGTAAATAATCTTAAGATATTTGTAATGTACTCTTTTTCAACTGGTGTAATCTTTCCACCTTTCCAATCAGCTACATCTTCTGATAAATCTAACTCATCTTCAATCCAATGTGCTTTTTCATGTCTTGTTGTAATCTCTACAGCCCATGGATAATGGAATGGTTTATAAGTTTCTGAGAACTCTAATAATCCACCTTGTTTCTTAACAAGAGTATCTGCAATAGCCATCAGGTCATTATATGTTCCAATATGTTTATCATCGATAAAAATTTGTGGTACTGACCTTACCTCTTTGCCATTACTTACTCTTTGGTAAAATGCTAATCTTTGCTCTTCATCATCGAGCACTATTTGTGTATATGTAAATCCTCTTTGCTTAAACCATGCTTTGGCTTTTTCGCAAAAAGGACAATTTGATTTGGTGTATATTGTTACATCCATCTTTCTATCCTTGACAGGCGACACACTCATCTTGATTTTCCTCTTGTCCGTTACTAAATCTTACTGCGTCTGGGTTAATAATGTCATCTAACTTTTCACGTTCGACTTTCTGCGATACGTTTTCAGCTTTGTTAGATGTTTCTGTTCTTAAATAATATAATCCTTTTGTTCCTTGTTTCCAAGCTTCATAGTGAACTTTATGAAGAGTTCCTTTATCTGCTCCTGCAGGGAAGAATATGTTTAGAGATTGTCCTTGGCATAGGTACTTCTGTCTATCTCCTGCAAGTCTGATAAGAGCTAACTGATTTAATTCAATTGCGGTTAAAAATACCTCTTTAACGTGAGGGCTTAAAAAATCCAAATGTTGTACACTGCCGCCATTTGTAATGACTGACGACCAAACTTCTTCGGTATTTTTATTAATAGCTTCCAATTCTCTTTCGAGGTATGGATTTTTATTTAGGTGACTTCCCACCCTTGTTCTTGAAGTAAATGCATTAGCCTTCCAAGGTTCAATACTTGGTGAGGTATTTACAATCATAGAACTATTTGCATTTGGAGCGATCGCTAACATGTGAGCATTACGACGGCCAGTTCCTACCATATCTGGAGCTTCACCTCGTTGTTTACCCATAGTCATAGTTGCTTCAAGTGCTTTTTGTTTAATGTCTTTAAATATAATATCGTTAATTGCTACAGCTTCAGTACTGTCAAACGGTATTAAATGTTTTTGGAAATATGAGTGTAATCCCATAGCTCCTAAACCAAGTGACCTTTCTTGTTCAGCACTAAAACGAGCTTTACTAATTTCATCTCCTGCATTATCAATAAAGAATTGTAATACATTATCTAAAAATACGATAAGGTCTTTGACCATGTTTGTGTCTTTCCAATCGTCATACATTTCTAAATTAACAGATGATAAACAACATACAGCTGTGCGATTTTCATCGGTGACAAGATGTATTTCGTTGCATAGATTAGACCCCTTGATAGTCATTCCCATTGCTTTTTGAGCATCAGGTAATGCGCGATTTGCAGTATCAATGAAGTTCATGTACGGCTCACCAGTACGATATCTTGTTTCTAAAATAAGTTCCCAAAGTTTTCTTGCTTTAATAGTTTCTCTGACTGAACGATCATTAGGGTCTAGAAGGTTCCAGTCTGTACCAGCTTCAACGGCTTTCATAAAGTCATCTGTTATATTGACAGCGTGATGTAGGTTCAGATTTTTACGGTTAACATCACCAGTAGGAATTCTCATATTAATAAATTCAATAATGTCTGGATGGTCAACATCCATATAAGCTGCATAAGAACCTTTACGAGTTCGTCCTTGTCGGTATGCAACCATATCTGCATCAACGGTATGTAGGAATGGCATAGGACCTGGAGCTTTATTTGATACTGCTCTGATCGCTGACCAATGACCACCAACTCCACCACCTTTTACTGATAACCATCTTAACTCATTTGTATGGTCAATTAAACCATCAAGAGTATCTGGCACATAGCTTAGGAAACAAGAAATCGGAAGTGCTTTTACTTTTTCACCTTTGAGGATAGCATTCGACAATACTGGAGATGAATACATGAAATATCCCTTGGAAACATAATCATATATTCGTTGTGCTAATTTTGTGTTACCATTACTAAAACATGCTGCTGACCGAGCAAATGCTTGTTGAGGTGAAGTTTCATCTTCTCTACAGTAATAGTCTTGTAATAATTTGAGTGATTGCTCTGATAAAATTTTGTTTCGCTTATTGTCGATTTCTATGCCACAATATTGCATACTACTCTCCTAGTTATTTTGTTTTTTTCGTGAAGGAATGAAAAGGTGGATAAGAGAAGAGTGTCATTGCGATTTTTTCCAGAATGTGAATTTCATCTTTGCTTCGAGTCCCTTATATACGTTATTTCTAATTGTTTCTTCAATATTTTTATGGCCATTAAGGACCATTTCATTAATGTCTTTTCCTGGTAGGTCATTGGGCCAAATACATATTGCATATCCTTGGTCAATAATCTTTTCCATTCTTTTGTGAATCTCTTTATTACGAGGTTCAGCGTCAAAAACGAATACTGCGTTTTTATCAGCACGTTCTAAAGCTTCGGTATTTCCGTCTGCACCTGCCATTGCAACAGCATTTTTTAAGAACATACAATCTAAAGCTCCTTCGACTACAAAGTATTGCTGGTCAAAGTCGACAACGTCAAGGCCGAATACCTTCGGTTTATCCTCAAACATGATTGTAATGTATCTAAGACTAGAGTCTGGTTTAAAACATCTAGCCGATACTCCAAACATTTTCTTCTGTTTATCGAAGAATGGAATTACCAAGCGAGGTTCGTCCTTATCAGTATTAGCAAACTTATCTGGTATAATAGTATTAACCCAAGTTTTAAATTTTGGGGTGTAAAATAGTCGATAATGTTGCTCTGAAGGAATTACCCTCTTTTGTATATATATTTTAGCAAAATGGTTGTAGTCCAACTGAGACACTTTTTTTATACTTTTTATTGCATCTTTACTTGAAAATTTTGGTGCTTCAAACTTAGTCTTTTCCAACACTGACTTACCGTCATCTTTCTTTGCTTTATTAATAAATTTATCTGATAGGTAATCTTTAAATGCAAGAGGGTCGACTAACTTAAGAAAGTAGGAAAAGGAATGACTTGCACCACAATTGTGACAATAATAGTGAAAGTTGTTGTCTTTCTCAAGTAGCCAACCCCTTGCTTTTGTACGAGACTTTTGGCTGTCACCACATAATGGGCAACGGAAGTTGATTCTGTATGGATTTGTACGTGTGACTTTGAATCTCTCCATGCGACCTGCAAGAGATTGTGCGTATTGTACGTCAACGAAATCTATCATAATAAAAGTATAAGTCTGTCTGTTTAATTAATTAGGATATTATAACAGGTTTGGTTGTATTTGTCAACCTTTATTTACCAGACATCATGTCAATGAATAGGTTGGCTCCAGCTGTAACAATTGCTACGGCTCCTAATAGCCAGTATTTTAAATTTTCTAG